GAACCAGTTGTTATTGCGTAACCTGCATTTACTCCAAAGGCGTGATTGTAACTACCTGTGGTATTTGATTGTAAAGCGCCTTTACCAGTTGCTACGTTCTCTGTGCCTGTGGTGTTTGCGACTAAAGCACTTCTACCAACGGCTGTGTTGTTCCCTCCAGTAGTTATGTTAGCTCCAGCGTCCTTACCTATAGCAGTATTTGCAGAAGCAGTTGTACAGGCATATAAAGCACCGCTACCAATAGCTGTGTTAACGTCTCCTGTAGTGTTTGCGGCTAAAGCTGACGTACCAACTGCTGTGTTGCTAGATGCTGTGGTGTTTGCACCCAATGCTGCTGAACCTACCGCAACATTGCTACTGCCTGTTGTAGTGGCATCCAAGGCTTCTGTACCGACAGCTACGTTGTTACCGCCAGTTGTAATTGCCGCACCAGAAGCGTACCCAACTCCTACGTTTGAACCACCACTTGTCATGGCGGTTAAGGCGTTAGTACCAACAGCCACAGAATAGCCATTTACCCCGCTTGCAGTATCTAAAGCAGCGTTACCTAGAGCTACGTTATTAACACCGTTAGGATAGTTACCATCCAGCTTGATTGTGCCGCCGTCTACATCAAGGTTGCCTGAGACAGTTATGCCTGTTGCCGCTATTGTAGAATTAAACGTGGCCGCTCCTGCCTCTGACGCATCAAAGGAGAGGGCTGTTACTTCACTACCACCATCGTTTACTGCAAACAGCATGTCTGCGTCTGAAATTATAGATTGAATTTTGAAACGACTACTGTCTATTTTCAAAGCACCGTATTGTGTTCCACCGTCTTTAAGTCTTATTTCACCTGCATCATCTGCATCAAGAGTTATATTGCCCGCTACATCAACAAGCATATCACCAGAACTTAAAGCCAGAGTAGTCCCATCAAGCGTGAAGTTATCTACCACTACACCTGCGTTGGCTGTAACAACTCCTGCTACTGCTAGTGTAGAAGCCATATCCACAGCACCATCAATGTCCACGACATCAAGGTTAGTTGTGCCGTCTACGTCTATGTCTCCAGAGATGTCTAAGCTTGCAAATACTGAAGTGCCTGTGCTTGTAACTTTACCTGCTACATTAATAGGATGAGAAAAATCAAACTCATCATTAGTTGTGTCCCAAAGGATTGTAGCGTCTGTAGAAGCATCTACAGCATCTTGAATTGTAATACCTGCTCCGTTTGCAGAGCCTGTAGTATCTCCTGCACCATAATTTATAGTGATGTTCTTGTCTTCTACATCAAGTGTTGCAGTGTTTAGAGTTGTTGTAGTGCCGTTTACTGTGAGGTTTCCACCTACAATTACATTAGCAGTAGAAGTAATACCTACAAACTGAGGGCTATCAGTAGTAGCAACGCCTTGGTTCAAAGCCTTAACGCTTGCAATAGCAGTAAGCTCTGAATCCATCAAAGCTCCTGCGGCTGTGACGTTAGCTGTGTCCGTTACGTCTGCACTAGCTTCTATACCGTCTAGCTTAGTGCCATCAGTAGCAACATCACGACCATCAAAAGTGCTGTTGGTGGTTATCGCACCTGTCATTGCTCCACCAGATTTAGGCAGTGCCGCATCAGCAGTAGTACCTTGTGCCGCTGTAGCATAGTCCGATGAATCAAACGCCTTAACTTGAGCAAGGTTAGTTACCTCACTGTCCATTAATGCACCCGCGCTAGTAACATTAGCTGTGTCCGTTACGTCTGCTGAAGCCTCAATAGCATTTAGCTTTGTATGGTCTGCATCTGTAAAGACATTAGAATCTGTAGCGGCTTCTACCGCTGTACGAATCTCTGCATCAGTTTGGTCAGCAGTTGCACTGGCTTCAATACCATCTAGCTTAGTACCATCTGTAGCTACATCACGGCCATCAACTGTGCCGCCAACTACAATATTACTTGCAACAGTCAGTGTAGAGGCCATGTCCACAGCACCGTCTATATCTACAACATCTAGGTTTGTAGTACCATCTACATCTAGGTCGCCATTGAAATCTACGTTGCCTGCAACAGCTAAAGTTGTAGCCATATCTACTGCGCCATCTATATCTACTACATCAAGGTTCGTAGTTCCTGCTACGTCTAAAGCGCCATCAATATCTACTGCGCCTGAGAAGTCGCCTGTAGCCGCATCAAGCTCACCGCTCAATGTAATGTTGGTAGCTCCAGTAACTGCACCATTAAGTGCTACAGCACCATTAATGTCTATAGTAGTTGCGGCTATTTGAATCTCAGTGTCTGCAACAATATCTAGTTGTCCGTCAGCACTAGAGTTAATGTAAATTGCGGCATCGCGGAACTGAACCTTGTCGGTTGTGGTCAACTCTACATCTGTACCGCCAGATGTGTTACTCAATGCTAAAATCTCTGCGAATGTATCAACAGTATCTTGCTGTGCGTCTACATAGGCTTTAATGCTCTGTTGAGTTGCAAGGGCTGTCGCACTGTCGCCTGACATATCATCTTGATCTAAAATGTCTGTGACTGTAACTGATCCTGTGCCAGATAAACCGTCAAACTCTACAATGCCGTCAACATCTACGTTACCTGTTACAGTTATATTTCCACCAACTGTGAGGTTTCCTGTAGCTGTAAGACTATCAATGTAAGCGTCTTTAAAACGTAAAGCATTTGTACCCAAATCTACATCGCTGTCGGTTACTGGATACACAACACCATCTTCAATGCGTACTTGCTCAACGGCGCTACCGCCCACTTCTACAAAGACGCTCCAACGGTTGTTAGAACTATCAACAACTATCTTGTTTAAAAAGTCTTGATCTCCAATGATTTCAATGTTGCCGCCCTCTCCTGAGCCTCCATCGTGTTGGTGTCCTGTAGTGCCAGAAGCCGCATACGAAAACGCAGTAACTAATTGATTGTATTCTGCGTTAAAAAGTGAAGCTGTAATCGTATCGCCATCGGTAAGCGTACTTTGTCTAGTGTAACTTGTTCCTGCCATTTGGGTTATCTCCTACCTGATGGGACGTAATTTATGTAGATGCCGTTAATTGCATAAGGCGGCTTTTGATCTGTGCTGCGTATTCGTAAATTGCAAACACTTCCACTTCCTTGAACAGCTTGACGAAGCATTGGGTCAGTGCTTGCGCCAAATACAGCCGTTCCAAATACTGCATCTCCAAAAAGAGAAGGTGTCGGTATGTTGTCTAAAACATACTCTGGCGGCTGTGGTATTGTTGTATCTTCGTAGTCATATCTAATTTTTAATGTAGGTGACGCTTCGCCTTCTGGAGTTACAGAAATCTTAACATAATGTAAAGTTTTTCTAGTGCCTACATCTCCAAAGTCATAGTGCGGAGTAAGATACTGAGCGTCAATATCTAAAGCCGTGCCGCCTGTTAAAAAACTATTGCCAGTATTATGATTATAAATATAACCTTGGCTGTCTCCGTGATAGAGTTTTTCAACACCTGTAGCTTCAAAGCCAGAAGCAAAGCCAGTAGCTTGTATTCCAAGAGTTTCAGACCATTCAAAGCCGTTAGCTGTTAGTGTACCAATAATTCCTTTAGCAGATGCAGTAGACCCGCCGTCTGTATTATAAAATAATCTGTACTGCGACTTGCTTCTTAGGACTGCGCTTGTAATAGTAAAAGAATTTATGCCGTGAGCAACAGTAGAAATAATAGATTGTATTTGACGACTAACTGATCCTAATTCAACGTCACCAATTCTTGATGTACCCGCAACAGAACGTATACCGTCTGGGCTAAGGAACACTAAGTCACCACCAATTTCTTGAATGCTATGTGAACTCAAGCAACCTACGTTCTGTGTAACAGGTACAATAGCAATGTTACTAGAATCATTAATGTTTATAAGCTTGTGTAAACTATTACGGCAGAAAATAATTAAGTCGCCACGAAAGCTTTTAAGTCCTATAACTTGATCAGACAGCTTAATGCTTCCCGATCCTGAACCTGAAAAGTTTTCAGGCTCAAAGTTGTGGCTATAATATATAGTATCTTTAGCCGCGTCTGCTCCCGCAACTACTAAGTGATGATCGTGCACTGCACATACTGTTGGGGCTGTTGTGCCGCTTACTGTTATTTCTTCTGCAAAGAATGTGCGAGTAGTTAAAGCTCCAGAGCCTTCCATGTGAAAGTAAAAAGGCTTGTTGACACCATCACAAATAATAATTTGACCATAGTCTGTGTTGCCTTCGTAGACTGCAAAACTTGACTGTCCTTGACTTGTCCGTGCGGCTAAACCTCTCCCAATAAATGTTGAGTAGTTGTCCCCACTTGAGTGTACAGATGCTCTATTGATTTGTAGCCAAGCATTTTCACCGTCAGGGCTAAAGAAAATACCATCGCCCGAACAAGCTATAAGGCCATCAGCATATACTGCAAGCCCTAGTATTTCATTAGAGCCATTAGGACGAGTATCACCAAAGGCTGTATAGCCGTTTATGCGGCGATAGCCTCCGTCTGGATCAACTTCAAAGTTTACAAGCTTTGTAGCTAATCCCGGCTGTCCAAGCATTTCAAGTTGGTTTAGGTTAGTATTTAACCCACCTTTACATGAAACACCATAGGGTTGCGAAGCGGCCATATTATACGAATCTCATTCGGTCATCTTTGATATAAGTGGGCGTAGGCTCTAAAAGGTTAGAACGCATACTGCGTAATCCTTTCTTAAAATCTTCTAATGCAAACGCCGCCGCTTGTGGGTTATCTTTAAACTGCCAGATATAGTATCGGGCTTTAGCTAGTAATACAGATGTATACATTTCAGGGAACACTACAGTGTCTCCGTGAGCTACAAGGTTTGTGGGTAGGCTCCAAGCATAGAACCATACGCGATATGTTTTATCTGGGATAGGGCTTAGTCCAAACTTTCGTGAGTCTGGGCTTCGGATGACGTTGCTAGGCTCACCGTATTGTTGTGTGTCAGCATCGTCTAAATTTTCTGAAATTCTTCGGTAGTCCTTCCACGCCTCTGTAGTCATGAAGCGAAGGTTGCGCGAAACATAAGGAGCAGTTTCTCCGTCTACACCTACAGTAGTAATATAAAAATTATCCCAATCTATTGATCCGTAGTCCGTAGTAATACTAGAACTAGCGGGTTTTAATTCGTAAAAACGTGTACCTGCGGTTGTCTCGACATATACGTTTCCATACATCGGGTCTACGTCACCGCTTTCAGCAACAGCTAAGTACGGCCACTGCGGTTCTTCGTTAATGATATCAAAGTATGCACGATTAAGTGAGTCTTTAACATGTTGCTGTACACCAACCGCACTTGTAAATGTTGCGCTTGTTAACGTAACTTCATTAAGTTCTCGTAACAGTTCGTTAGTTAAATCAAGATAAGTTGATGACATATGTTATTGCGCCTTTGATTCTGTTTTAGTGTCTGGTTTATTAAAAATTCTGTCCCAGTTGTCTTCATACTTCTTTTTGTTTTCGGGCTTATACCAACTTCCTGTATCGCCTAATATCTTTCCTCTCTTTTTGCCTCTCATCATTATAGGCTTTTCATTACTTCCAATAATTGCCATGTTGCCTCTCAAAGATCAGAGGGGCTTTGACACCCCTCGTCTCTAATTGCTTACTTAGTCAATACCGTAGAACGCAGATACTAATGCGTCTGGGCGTAGAACCTTAGCACCATATACGTGCAGTCCACGACAGATGTCACCAAAGCTGTCTGGGTCGCGTAGGACTTCAGTGCTTGTGATGGTCTGTGCAGTTGCAGTAGAGCTAATGTGTCCACATACTACTTGACCTGCCGCGTTAGTTGTAGCGGCAATGTTGTTAGACTTGTACATGTCAAATCCACGTAGCTTGCCAGAAGATACCAATCCGTTGCGGATAGAACCTTGTCCGGCGTTGAAATCAACAGACATCAACTTAGAGCTAGACTGAGATAGTTGCTCGTAAAAACTAGGTGGAGCCAAGAACCAACGACCTTCTTCTGGGATGTTCTGCTCGTCAAGAAGACGCGCCATGTGAGCCATCACATC